TCCCACATATAGGACGACTCTCCATATTCCGAAGCATTTGAATACCATCTATCACCATCTTCGATAAAACTATCATCTCCCATTCCATCATCCATAAATCCAAAAGGAGCCATATCTTGTTCTATTTGATTCTTCTGTTCTTCATATAATCTCTTACGAACATCTTGATCAGTAAGTTCTTTGAAGTAATCACACTGAACCAACCATGCATATATGACTAAACACATAGCAAGGTCATCATTACATCCTTCTTCTGCCTCAAATGAATTATGTTTCTGTATAAATGTCGTTAATTCAGATATAATCTCATAATCTTTAAATACTATCTTATCAGATTCAATAAGTGCTTTTAAATTAAGAGATCCAACCTTTTTAACAGTCTTAGACATCTTAACCCCAAGTTGAGTCTTCTTACCAGAGAAACCTTGACCCACAACTTGACCTGCTCTACCTCTCATAGAACACATTAATAAGTTTTCATATTCAAGATCAAAGTTTAGAATAGATGCTACCTGATCACCAATATCATTTACCTCACACATTATGTAAGCATTATTGTATTTTTTTGCTACTTCCCAAATTAAATTAGGAAATATCATGGGTTTAATTTCATTATTTCTATACTTACCAACAATTCTATGAGGAAACTCGGTAATATCCACTAAAATGTAAGCAGAGTAATCTTCACTCACTCCTCGTGCTACGTCAACAGTCATTAGATAATCATGACCTTTTACAGGATCTTCATAGATATCCAATCCAGCACTTCTTGTAATAGGATTTTCATAGACAAGAGTTCTAAGTTTGGATGGACTAATAAGAGTATCAACAGATCCTAAGAACTCACATTCAAACTCAATCTTAAACTGTTGTTCAGATGTGTTTGCAATCGTTTGTCTTTTCCATTCAGCGTCTCTACCTGGAACTTCTGACCAATGAACATCAGTTGGCACATATTCATTCTTTCCTTTTTCTGCATCGTGCCAATACCTATAGAAATGATTCATCCCGTGAGGAGTTGAAACCATTATTACTTTTGTACTTTTACCAGAAGTAATAGTAGGATAAACAGAACTAAAGAAATCATCAGCGATGTGATTGGGAACAAAAGCAAACTCATCCAAGAAGAGGATGTTGAAAGACATACCCCTAACAGCACTAGCAGAAGTGGAAGCCGCCAAGATTTTAGAACCATTTTCTAACTCCAATGAACCTTTATTCCATGATATAATTCCTTGCTGCATCCATTTAGGCAAGTTCTCATAAGCAGTTTGTAATCTACCTAACAAGTCTCTTGCAGTTGCTGCCTTGTTAGCAAGAATACCAATATTTACATTATCATTAAACACAGCATAATGTAATAAGTATGATACCGACGTTGTAGACTTACCAGTCTGACGAGGCATCTTACATATATTGAATCTATTATCGTGGAAATTTCTAATTAACTTTTCTTGAAAGTCATAAGGTTGGAAACCTACTAAACCTTCATCCAAACTAACAATCTTTACATGTTGCTTTGCAAAATATACAGGATCATTCTTACATGCCATAAACTCAAGGATTTGTTCCTGAGTAAATTCCTGTGCAACATTAGCCTTTTTTAAAAGCGGATTACCTAAGTAAACATCATCCATAATACACCTCCTACATCATTTCGTATTTGCCAAATTTTTTATCGTGATCTCTAGTTTTTTGTTGTAGTTCTAATATTTTTTCTAAATTTTCTACTTTCTTTTCTAACTCTTTAGTTTTATCTTCCCCCTGTTGTTTGGAGGATTGGTTCTCCAGGTTCATGTTCCGATACTTGGTAGTTCCAGAGTTTAGCACCAGGATACACTTTTCTCACTTGATCCTGCACTTCTCTGCGTGATGGTTTCTTGACTGAAGGGAAAAACATTTTTATCATGTAGTTACTTCCTCTCCAAGCCAAATAACAGTCGATAATATTTCCGACTTTATTGTAATTTGGTAAACGAGTTGCCTCTTCTACTGATGGTAATGCAGCAGATATATCATCAGATGTATCTATGTATGAGAATCTATGTTTTGGTACTTTCATAGGTTCTGGTTTAATTATGTCAATAAATTCATAAGAAACTCCACTTAGTTCATTTTTAAAACTGGTATCTTCATCAATTTTATGATGACTTTCACCACATTCTATGCAAGGATCTTGTCCACAATCTTCACATTCACAATCTGATTCTTGTAATTTAACAATCTTATCACCAACCTTAACATCATTTTCTGCAAACCATCCTCTATTAACTTCTAGTGCAAACATAACATCTGCATCAGAATAGACAGGACTGCTTCTCAAAGGTTCTAATTCTTTAATACTTTCAATAACACCTTCTTCACTAATAAAAGCAATATCTAGTGGAATAGTAGTATGTCTCATATGGAAAGACTTTTCACTAACTTCATCGAAAATGAATAGCATCCCTGCATCAGGATCTAAACTTTCTCTAAACATCAAACCCAAATTAAATTGAGCAGATGTCTTTGGAATTTCGATTTTAAGTGGTAGTCTTCTCATTGACTCTCCTAATCCTCCTCCATTACCGCCATTTCCATTACCGCCATTTCCATTACCGCCATTTCCATTACCGTTGCCGTTACTAGAATGACCGTTTCCATTACCATTTCCATTTTTCTTTTCGGTATCCCGAACTAAGTAACCACCACGAGCCGTATGCCATCCCTTTGGAATAGGTCTACACTTCTTTTTCTCGTTGCAATAATATTCGCCTTCAGGACACTTTTTCATAAGAATTATGTCAATACCTATTATATATTTATGTTACACAGTTATTTTATCTGCTTTAACAGTAACAGTTGCTGACGATGAACTTCCCATTGTTACTTGCAATAATAAATTAGATCCAGATATTGTTCCACTAAATGTACCTAACATAGATCCAGTTGCAACAGCAGATTCTTCAACTACTGTTACTGTGGTTCCATCATGTATAACTGAATATCTACCAATTTGATAAGCAGAACTTTGAGTAATAGATAATGAAACAAATGCTCCACGATAAGACGCATGTGCAAAAGATAATACTGTAGTTGCACTTGTAGAAGAAACTGCAGTATCTGCTTCAGTTATTCCAGCAGCAGTTCCTGTAGTATTTTGATTTCCTGCTTGGTTTACACCAGGAAGATTAATTGAAGCAGAACCATTAAATGATACACCACCTATGTCTCTTGCAGTTTCTAGTATAGTGGCAGTAGCAGCATTACCAGTACAAGATCCAGATGAACCTGATGTATTACCAGTAACATTTCCAGTTAAAGCTCCAATAAATGTGGTAGCAGTAACAATACCAGCAATAGATGCAGCTGCACCAACTACATTAGTTAACTCTACAGATGGAGAACCAGTAAGACCAGCAGAAGTTCCAGATGTATTTTGATTACCAGAAGCATTTACACCTGGTAGAGTTATATCTCCAGTACCATCAAAGTTTACTCCACCAATTGCTCTTGCTGTTGCCAAAGCAGTAGCCGTTGCTGCATTACCTGAACAAGATCCAGATGAACCTGATGTATTACCCGTAACATTACCAGTTAAAGCTCCCTTAAATGTAGTAGCAGTTACAATACCAGCAATAGATGCAGCAGCACCAACTATATTGGTTAATTCGACAGATGGAGAACCACTAAGACCAGCAGCAGTTCCTGAAGTATTTTGATTACCAGTTGCATTGACACCTGGTAAAGTTATATCTCCAGTTCCATTGAAAGATACTCCACCAATATTCCTAGCAGTTTCTAGTGCAGTAGCAGTAGCAGCATTACCTGTTGTATCTTGGTTTAATGTTCCTACAGTAAAATCTAACGTATTATCAGCATCTTGATATGCAACGGTAATACCTGATTCTGTATTACTGCTGACCATACCACCAACAGTATCGGCAATAGTTTCAGCAAGAGATGTTCCAGCAACTGTGAAACTTGTTGCTGTTATAATACCACAAGTTACATTACCATTAGCAAATACAGTAGCAGAAGATCCAACATTA